CCAGCACTAGCATTATTCTGTGTAACTTGGGATACTGTCATCTGAACACCTTGTTGAGCAAATTGTAAAATGCGTTGCTTTGCATCATTACGTTGTTGAGTTGCTGCTTGCATCTGTTGAGATGATGTGCCCCCACTTGAATTTATATTAGTACCACTTAAAGTTTGCCCAGATCTAACTCCAGTCGAATTTTGTGAATAATCACCCATTGAAGTTTGACCTCGGGTGGACTTTGCTCCAAGTAAACTTGCACCAACATAGTTATTTGGTTTCTCCATACCAAAATTACTGCTATTATCAATACTATCAGTTCCACCACCAGGAGGACCACCACCAGTTCCTCCATCAGGATTAATTTCAGAGTTTACAGTTTTTAATCCAGGGTTACTTGCAGTATTGAATGTGTGATTACCAAACTTAACCTCATTAACCTGTTGGGAGGGATCTATGCGAGCAGAATCATAATTTCTAAATCCAGTTGATGCCATCAAGTAGTTAATTTGTTCAGGAGATATATTACCCTTTGCCTCAAGTCTACCCCTAAGATCTGCAGGATTTCTTGCTATCTCAATTGCTTTTTTCGCCTTTTCCATATCCCCTGCAGACCTTGCTCGATCAATCGAACCGTCTTTAGTAGGTGAATACTGTGGACCTGCCCCATAGATAATATCATTAATACTACCACTTTCGGACATGAATATTCCAGGTCCAACAACACCTGATTGAACCAGACCCGATCTGTTTAGAACAGACCTAGCAACTAATGCCATACCCAATTCGCCTTCACCACTAGATTCTGCCAAAACAAGTCTTTGTAATAAATTATATTCAGCACTATTCATTTTCTTGCCTGAACCAGCAGCATTAGCACCACCACCAGGACCAGATTCGTTCAGTTCAGGAGGATTTGTCATCCCCATGAATCTCTTCATCATCATACGAAGTTTATCACCACCACCACCATCAGGGTCGGATTTCTTAAGTTTGTGTAAGTCAGAACGCTCTCCAGTTCCACCCCACCAAGTGGGACCATAATTAGGAGTTGGTCTCCTACCATCTTTGTTTGACGCTGCTTCTGCGTGCGTCATAACATTTTTAATGCTTACATCACTTGGTTTCCATCCCCAACCTTTAGCAACTGTTGCTGCTTCCGCAGTCATTGCATCAAGTTGCTTTTTCTTTGGACTATATCGATCCCAGTTATAGTCTTTCATTGCTGCAACAGAAATACCTACGTTTCCTGTATTTCTGCGCCAGGTATGACCAGTATACTGATTATATTTTTTATGTTTATATAAGGAACCATCACCCTGAACCGTAGTATGATATGGTCCATTTTTCCAATTATATCTACTAGCAGTCCAATGCATGTAAATTTGCTTATTTAAATTACCACCAGCAGCAAATCCAGGTAATTTAAATCCTGCCTTCTGTGCCTCACCGATTCTCTTATCGGTAAGTCCAGGCATTCTCTTAGTCGCAGAAGTATTGAATGGAACAACAAATGCTCCACCATCTGCTTTACGAGCAACATACTCTTTACCATGACCGATGAATGATGTGCTCCTGCCACCATCTAAAGATACAGGATAACCAGACTGAGGACCATTAATCCAACCACCAGCAGCACGTTCTGGGATATATCCCTGCGCTTTTGCATCTTCTAGTAATCCTCTTGCTTTTAAGGTTGCTCTTGTTGGTTTACCTTTAGTGGATGCATCATATCCTTCTTCACCTATAGTTCTACCTTCAGCATCCATACTACCAATCAATGAACCATCGCCTGCTGGACGGGTTGCTACGCCCTCAGAGAGTAACCAGAGAGCACTAGCACCAAGACCAACCTTACCAAGCATACCAAGAGCACCTTTACCCTTTGTGAATGCAATCAGCAGTCTAATACTAGTACCAATATCCTTAATAATTTTAAGAGGATTAGTAAGATACCTAACACCTAATAAAATTGTACCTATACCAAGAATTGCTTTACCAAATCCTAAAGTTTTTTCCCACCAAGTAGTTTCTCCACTAAACAATTCATATAAACCATCAATGGTATTTGAAACTCCAAATTCTGCCCATTTGAACAAAAATTCGCCAAATGTTACAATACCACCAATAATAGTTTTGACAGTCTTTCTATTTTCTGGATCTGCAATCCAGTCTAAAACTTTCTTTCCAATATAAATTTTAAATAAATTACCAAGAAGTCCTAAGACACTTTCAAAGAAACCCTTAACTTTATTTGCTCCAAGATTTCCAAGAAATCCCAAATTCTTCTTTTCTGCTTTTTCTTTAGCAAACTTTGCTTTAAAAACTTTCTGATTTTTTTGCTTTCGTTCTAAATCAGATAATGAAATTGTTTTAAGATCTGATAGTATAAGTGCCAATGAGTTGACAGTTTTACCTAAATTATTAACTGCCGTAGTATTAGAATTAAGAGCAGCAACTAATTTAACCTCAGATTGTGGTAAACCTTCATTGGGTTTCTTTACCTGAACGAATTTGTAAAAATTTATTTTACTAGTTTTAGATACAATTGCCATTACTGCATTCTCTGTGTTAAGGTAGAAGTTCCACTATGGACAGCATTACTAGATGAATTATTTATTGGTACTGCTTGAGGAATAAGTTGGAATTCTTTTATGACGATTGGAACTGGTAAGAATTCGATTGCTTCTTGCATAACATACCTTTCAGACAACCCACCTTGAGACAATGCATCATTTCCTCTACTAACTGCACCGATAATTTTAGGGTCAACACCAACTTGTGCTGCAGTTTCAGCAATTCCTGCACTCATATCTCCACCAGTAATTGCTGCTTTAGCAATACCAGATATAGCAGAAGGTATACCAAGAGAAGATGTAACCATGCTAAGACCCTGATCCATTGCACCCATATAGTTTCCAGAAAGAATGCTCTGCCCAATCTGTCCAAGAGGACTGCTCATAGCAGCACCAAACCCAGGGATAAAACTACCTGCAGCACCTAAAATATCACCCATATTGAAATTGCCTTGCATGATGTTAGATGCCATACCAATTCCTGCCATGATAGGTGCTGCACCAGGAATGAATGATGCAACACTTCTCACTATAGGATTATTAACAACACTACCAACTGCCTTACCAATCCCACCTGTAACTCCTTTGATGGCATTACCAATACCTTTTACTACGCCACCAAGGAACATCTGCTGAGGTTGTACAAGACCACCACTAGATTTACCTATTGGAGGTGCTTCGCCAGCAGGATGTGGAAGAACACCATCTTTGACTAGTTTATTATATGCTTCTAGTGATTGGAATCCATAATCATCACCAGCAAAATACTTTTCTTGACCGTCAATAGTTACTTTTTCGCCAACTTTCTTATCATCGAGATTCATAGTATCTCTAGAGAAGAATGCTTTTCCTATGAGTTTTGCTTTATCCAGCATATTCATAGGATTAATCATGAAGAAGGGATCAGGAACTTTCTGTCCAAAGATATTCATCTTTGGAAATCCATCTAATAATCTACTAAATCCATCTCCTGCCCAACCAACAAATAATTTTCCTGCTTCAAAAAGTTTTTGAATATCTCTCTTTAACTTAGCTCCAACTGCACCAGGACCATCCCCTTTGATGAGGATGTACATGAGTTCACCAACATATTCACCAAGGATAGCACCGAGAGCAGTACCAAGAATAGGAATGGGAATAAAACTACCAAGTAATCCACCAAGAGCAGTACCACCTGCTACAAACAATGCTTTACTTAAGTTTCTATCAGGTTTCCCATCTAGTGGATCAATATCTTCAAAATATGTGTAGATACCAGCGATGAGAGCACCAATAAATGGTATTCTACCCATGGCATTCTTCGCTGCTGCTGAAGATGCTCTAGCAATTTTTGCTGCTCGTGGACCTGCTTTAAATGCTGCTCTCTGAAGACCAGGAGACAGTGGAACGTTAGCAGTACCAGTTTGAAGATTTGCCCTAAATCCTGCCATTCTACTTGGTCTGGCAGGTTGTGTTAGACCTGATGTCAGTTGTCCAGGTCGGACAACTCTGTGGAGATTTTGTCTATATAAACTTCCTCGTCCAGCAATTTGATTTCCTGCAGCATCGCTTCTTGGCATGAAACCAGCAGGTCTGGAAAAACTTCTTGCCCCAGACTGGAATGCATTCGTCCCTCTTTGGGCATTCCTGGCATTATTGTTTCTATTCCTATTTCTATTTAAGTCTCTATCTCTACCAAAAGGAAGTGCATTAGCAGCAAGAAGAATGGCACCCATTCCGCCAATTGCTAGAGCAATTTTACCAAATGCTTCTAATCTTTGTTCAATTGTAGTCTCTTTACCAAAGATGAAATCTAGTCCATCTGAGACTTTAGATGTGATATCACCAGATAACTCTGATATCTTATCAAATACAAATTGAGACCTTTCTAAGAAAGTTTTAATCTTTATTTGATTTTCTTCATCTGAAAAATAATCTAATACCTTTTTTGTAAGAGCAAATGCACCAAGATCAAGGAGTAATGAACCAAGAGGACCTAAGAAATTTTGCAACCAACCAAATGCACCTTTGGTAGTTTTCTTTAATCCTAATTTTAATTTTGATTCGTCTTTTTTATTAGGTTTACCTTTTGATATTTCTTCAGAATTTTCTGCCTGCTTGTCTTTTTCTAATCTTTCTTGCCTTCTTTCGATAAGAAGATTCTTTTTATCTATCTTCGATTTTTCTGTATTAATCCCTCGGAGATCACCGATAGTATTTGCAATACTAGTGACAGCAACACCTAAGTTATTGACAGCATAGGTATTTAAATTTATCGCATTAACAACTGTACTCTTTTGAGATACTTCTGGACTGACCAATTTGTATGCGGTAATGTTAGCCACTTGCTGCCTGCTGCTCCTTCATACGTTTTTCTTCTTCTTTAAGGAATTGAACTAATAGACTTACATAAATTTCTTTTTCCCAGGGCATGAGATTATCAATATGTTCTATATTCCATTTATGATGATGCATTAATGCAAAATTACCCTCATAATAAGCACGAAGATTAGTGTGAAGGAGTCCTATGCGAAAAAACTCGCTAATCCCTCAAGCACGATCTCATTTTCAACTCCAGTATTAGGATTGTTTACCTTAATTGTATGAGATAACTTGGGCATAGTTTCAAAGAAATTTTGAATCAAACCAAACTGCTTACTGCTTAGTTGATCAAAAAATTCAAGAAGTTCTGCTTTAGGAAAATCTTTACAATCATATACTTGATTGGAATCAGAAATTGTTTTAATGCAAGTTGATGCCATCTCAAAAACTTGATCAACCTGATTAGTGCCATCGTCAAAGTTCATCTTAACAAATGTCTCAATAGAAGGATATCCCATAGAGATTGCAACATCCTCAGACAATTTTATATCAGATTTATGTCCCCTAGTCTTATGAATTTTGATATCATCCAAAGGAATGGTAACATCAACTTCAGTTTCACCATCATCACTACAAGTGACCGTTACATTGACATTTTCACCTACAGATGATGTGCGAATTTTAAGAAATAAAAATTCAATATCGAAAGTAGCTAAGGAAGAAACGTCTTTAATATCAGTACAATCAGTAATAATTGTTTTAATTGCCTGAACCATATCTTCAGAATCACCAGTTTCAGTAGCGATCAAAAGAAGTTTTTCTTCTTTTACTAAAAATGGTCTATAAGTAACCTTGGTTCCCGTAGATGGTAATGTTGTTTTGTAACTAGGAACATTTAACTTAGGTAATGGCATATCAAATTCAATTCAGTAATTTTATTTATAGAGTCACGTTTATGCTAGTCCAACGTCTATGCTATTGTTGACTCTACCAGAGAGAGAACCAAACTGACTGACAGCAGAAGGTACTGATATACGACCGAGAGGATCTGTTCCAGGATTTGTAGCATTATCTACTGGAGCAGGAACAAATATTCTCTCATTCCTTTGACTGAACTCAGAACTTTGGAAGAATCTATAGCGTTCATAGTAAAACTGAACACTCATAGTCATTAGTTTATTTTGACTATTATCTAATTGAATAGAACCAATATTAAATGGAAATACATTTCTTAACTCATATACTCCCGTAAGTTGATCTAATTTAGGTGTTAATGCTGTTGCCCTAGTAAGTCTAGAATCTCTGATTGCTCTTAGCATTTCTCTTTTAGAGACTGCAAGGTCACCACCACCTCTTTCCCACTTATAAATTCTCAAAAACGGACATGCATAGTTTTCATAATACTCAGTGTATTGACTTGCATCATTTGACATCAAAGCAATCCAACGTTCAAAAAATGCTCTAGTTTCTCCAGAACGAGGTACTCTAAAATTAATACTAATTTGACTAAAGGTAGAACCTGTAGCATATCTGATAGCAGAACCTAGTTGATTATAGTTGCCAGTTGTTACTTGCTTACTAGGAAGATTTACACTATCTGCATAATAGTTTAATAACTCTCTCAAATCTCCTTGTTGAGGATCATACTTGGTGCCTCTTTGATACCCACCTGATCCCATCATTGGTGGAGTACTAAGATGTACAGAAAATAGATTCGCGAAAGAAGGTGCGTTATTTTTCTCCTTAAAAAATCCAATAAAATTCTGTAATGAATTATATTGTGCTGCTTGTTCGTTTGGAATCGTCATTATACTTTTAGTTCTTTTTCTGTGATTAGCATAAATTCCCAACCATTATCTAAGCAAAATTCAGTAGCCGCTTTCCACTTTGCCTGGTTTACAGCATATGTCACAACTTCATTAATATATCGTTTTGTATGCCTTTTTTGAGTCTTTGGTTCTTTAGTTTGTTTGAACGGTTTTACCTCAACCAAATATTTATTATTGGCAATTTTAACATAAAAATCGGGAAAATATCTATGGCGTCTCCCGTCAACTGGAGAAATGTAAGGAATAATGATTTCTTCACTGCCCCATTCTAATATAGAAGGAGTAATATCACACCATTTC